ACAACTGTGGGCGTTAGTGGAGAGAGCGCACCTTATACTGTTCGTAATTTAAGATATACTAGTACCGAAGAATGGAAAGATTATTATAGGCTTGCTCAAAATAAAGATGATGCAGATCAAGCTACGGGAGGAACACCAAGTAGAGTAATTAAAAGCCCTGACAATAGAAAGTTTGGCTTATCTCCCATACCAGACCAAGTATATCGTATTTGGTTTTATGCCTATGACTTACCAACAGAATTATCTGCACATGGTGATGTAATAGTTTTTCCAGACTTATATGTACCTGTTCTTATAAATAGAGCAAGATATTATGTACATCAGTTTAAAGACAATTCACAAAATGCTGCCTTTGCAATGGAAGATTATAAGCGTGGTTTACGTACAATGAAATTACATTTGATGGACCCGACTCCAAATTATTTTAAAGATGATAGGATAAGATTTTCATAATGGCGCAGTCAATGCCATATGGGGTTTCGTGCAAAGGAGGTTTAAATAAAAATTTAAATCAGTTTGAAATGCTTGCACAACCTGGAGTTGCCACAACTCTAGAAAATTTTGAAGTAGACTCTGATGGGGGCTATAGACGTATCAATGGTTTCTCAGCTTTCGGAGGTAGTAGTGCTGCAAGACCTAATAGCTCTAATGCTATTCTAGGTCTTTTTGTTTATGCAGATGGTTTGGTTGCTTGTTCTGGAACTAATGTTTATTTTACTTTAGATGGAATAACGTGGCTACAAATTAATAGAGGTTCGGTAGCGGGTGGTGGAGATAACTACTCTACTTTTACAGGAAGATCTGTGGTAGCTAGAACTAGCCAAGAACAATGTAATTTTGCACTTTACGAAGGTGACTCAATTTATGGTGAATTAGTAATTACCGACGAAGCTTCTGCTACTCTACCTTTTTATTTTAAAATGACAGGTACAGGTGCTTTAGCTGATCGAACTTATTTTGCTAAATTAATAACAGTATCTAGTACAGTATATCCTATAACTTGTATTGTACATGATAGACATTTAGTTGTTGCAGGTGATAGCAATAATCCAAATACAATTTATTATAGTGGAACAAATGATATTGATGATTTTACTAGTACTGGTTCAGGGACAATTAAACTTGATGATAAAGTTATAGGTCTTAGATCTTTCCGAGAAAACCTAGTAATTTTTTGTAAGAACAGTATTTATAAACTTCAAAATATTAACGATTCGAGTACAATAGTTGTTACTCCAGTAACTAAAAATGTAGGCTGTTTAGATAACCATACTATCCAAGAAATTGGAGGCGACTTAGTTTTTTTAAGTCCAGATGGTGTAAGAACTATTGCAGGTACGGTACGTATTGGTGACGTAGAACTTAGTTCAGTAAGTCGGCAAATCCAACCTATTATAAACGATATAGCCGATAGTATTGATGGTTATGTAATGGAAAGTGTTGTTCTTAGACAAAAATCACAATACAGAATTTTTTATACAGGAACCTCTTCGACAACTGCTAGTGGTGCAAAAGGAATTATAGGATCTCTAACAAGCAATGGGTTTGAATGGTCAGAAACTAAAGGAGTACAATGTAGAGCAGTCACATCAGGATTTAACTATGCTGGTATCGAAAAAATATATCATGGAGATAATGATGGATATGTATATCTTCACGACTCAGGAAATTCTTTTTCTCATTCAGGAACCGCAGTAGATATAAGGGCAACCTACGAAACACCTAATTATGATTTTGGAGATTTTGGAACTAGGAAAAGTATAAACTACGTAAAAATTTCTGTAAGTCCTGAAGGTACGGCAGAGCCTATACTAAGAGTCAGATATGATTATGAGGATACGAATAGACCTCAACCTTCAGACTATACTCTTACTGCAATACCCTTACCATCTCTTTTTGGAGAAGGTACTTTTGCTACTTCAACTTTTGGAGGAACTAATGATCCAATGGTTAGGCAAGCAGTTCAAGGTGCTGGATTTACTGCTAATTTTAGGATACGAACAGACGATTCTAATCCCCCTTACGCCATTAATGGCCTTTATGTAGACTACACACCAGCAAATAGGAGATAGTGCATGGGAACGGCATATACAAGACAAAGTTCATTTTCAGATGGTGATACTATTACAGCAGCATTATTCAATGATGAATATAATCAACTTTTAACTGCGTTCTCGTATGCGTCTTCTAGTACGACAGGACACCAACATGATGGAACTGCTGGTGAGGGTGGTAATGTCCATACAATAGGTGATCAAGATTTTCTTAATAAAATTGTTGCTGATAGCACAAACAACCGTTGGGGTGTATTTGTAGAAGTTTCGAGTGCCGCCGTAGAACAAATTAGAATATCTGATGGTGTTATTTCGCCAGTTACAGATAATGATATAGATTTAGGAACATCTTCTTTAGAATTTAAAGACGCTTACTTCGATGGCACTATTACGACAGATGGACTAACAGTTTCTAGCACTACAAATTTAGATGGTGCTATTCAAGTAGATAATACAATTACAGTAGGTGTGGATGATACTGGATATGACGTTAAATTTTTTGGCGATACTGCTAGTGCATATATGCTTTGGGATACATCAACCGACGACTTAGTTTTAGCAGGTGCCGCAGGTATTGATCTTGCAGGAGATATAGATGTTGACGGAACTGCTAATTTAGATGTTGTAGATATTGATGGTGCAGTAGATATGGCGTCTACTCTAACCCTAGCAGGTAATGCAGATTTTAATGGTGATTTAGATGTTGACGGGACTACAAATTTAGATGCTGTAGATATTGACGGAGCCGTTCAGATTGATGGAACTGTAACGGTTGGTGTCGATGATACCGGCAAAGATGTTAAATTCTTTGGAGCTACATCAGGAAGTTACTTACTCTGGGACGAATCAGCAGATTCCTTATTACTAACTGACTCTACACCAGTTAAGATTGGCGATAGTCAGGATATGACGCTATATCACGATGGTTCTAATTCATACTTAACTAATGCAGTTGGCGCTTTAAAAATAGCCACTGAAACAAGTGGTATTGTTATTACTATAGGTCATACTACTTCTGAAACTACCGTAGCTGACAATCTAACAGTCACAGGTAACGCTTCAATCGGTGGTGATTTAGACGTTACTGGAAGTTTTGATATGAGCGATGAAAATATTACGAATCTTGTTATTATTGCGCTAGATACGATTACAAACGATGGTACAGATATTACACTCGATTCAAGTGGCGACATTATACTTGATGCTGGCGGGGCAGATGTACGCTTAAAAGACGATGGAACTCAATTCGGTAGATTTTTTAATAGCTCATCTAATTTAGTTGTAGCATCTTCGATTTCCGATGAAGATATATTATTCCAAGGAAGTGACGGTGGTTCTATAATAACAGCATTAACGCTCGATATGTCAGAAGCAGGTGCAGCAACCTTTAATAATGCTATAACTTCTGGTGCTGTAATTACTTCAGGAGCCGGTTTAGTTATTGCCGATGCCGGTAATATAGGATCTGCATCGGATACAAATGCAATCGGTATTTCAAGTGGTGGTGTGGTATCTATTACTGCAACCACAGCAAATACAAGTGCAACGGATGGTGCATTAACAGTTGCTGGTGGTTTAGGTGTTGCTTTAGACGCATCCATAGGTGATGATTTAAGACTTATTTCTGATTCGGCTGTACTTTCTTTTGGTGCAGATTCAGATGTAACACTAACTCATATCGCAGATTCTGGACTAACTTTATCCGCAGGCGCAAATGCAACCCAATTAACTATTAATTCAACTGAAGGTGGTGCTAGTACGGCACCAGTAATCGCATTACAACGACTATCAGGAAGCCCTGCTGATTCTGATCTAATAGGTGAGTTAAGTTGGAATGCTTATAACGATGCTGCAGAAAACACAACTTTTGCTCAGGTTTATGGCACAGCATTAGATGTAACTGATGCCACTGAGGATGGAAATCTTGTTTTTAGAGCGAAGACGAACGGTTCGATGGTCAGTTCTTTAACTTTGGATGGTGCGACTGCTTCGTTTATTAATGACGTAAAATTAGCAAGTGATTCAGCAGTATTAGGCTTCGGCGCAGATAATGACGTGACTCTTACTCACGTAGCTGATACAGGACTATTATTAAATAGTACAATGGCGTTACAATTTAATGATTCAAGTCAATATATTAATGCTCCTTCTGCTACTGTTCTAGATATTAATGCTACTGACGAAATAGAACTTAATGCTACGTTAGCAGATGTTAATGCAAACCTTGATGTATCTGGAACATATACAGGCGGTGGTTTAATGACCACTGGTGGCAACATAGTAATTCCCGATGCTGGTAATATAGGATCTGCTTCAGATACTGATGCCATAGCTATTTCTTCTGGTGGCGTTGTCACTATGAATCAAATACCCGTATTTAGTGCTGGTATAAATGTTTCGGGAGGTACGATAGCTGGTACTTTAGCAACGGCTGCTCAAGGTAATGTAACTTCTTTAGGAACGCTTACAGCCTTAACAATAGATGACGTTGCTGTAGATGGTAAAGTTATAACAATGACAGGTTCTTCAAGTGATACGGCAGTGTTTACTGCTGGCACTAACGGAACTTTGAGTATTGTTACGACAGATGCCGCAGCCGCAGCAGCCAATATAACTATAACAGCCGATGGAACTTTTGAAGCAGATGGTACTACAATTACTTTAGACTCTGCTGGAGATATTATATTAGATGCTGGTGGCGCTGATATAAGACTAAAAGATGACGGAACTCAATTCGGTAGGTTTGCTAATAGCTCATCTAATTTAGTTGTAGCATCTTCGATTTCTGACCAAGATTTATTACTTCAAGGAAGCGATGGCGGATCTATAATTACAGCCTTAACGCTTGATATGTCAGAGGCAGGTGCAGCAACCTTTAATTCTACCATAACATCTGGCGCAGGTTTAGTTATTGCCGATGCTGGAAATATTGGAAGCGCCTCAGATACCGATGCTATAGCTATATCTTCAGCGGGTGTTGTTGCTTTATCAGCCACTACCGAAGCCAGTGCTACAGGAACCGCAGCCCTCACGGTAGCGGGCGGTATCGGTGTTGCAAAAGATATGTGGATTGGGGATGATATTGTTATGGACAGCGATTCGGCTGTTCTCAAATTCGGGGCCGATCAAGATGTAACACTAACTCATGTTGCGGATACTGGATTAGCGCTTAAAAGTGTTGCTACAGGAGATGATAAGCCTATAGTTTTTACACTACAAACAGGTGAAACAGCTTTAGTAGCAGACGAAGTGGTGGGAGCTATCCGTTTTCAAGCTCCTGATGAAGCGGGTGGTACGGATGCAATTTTAGTATGTGCTGGTGTTGAAGCAGTTGCTGAAGCAACGTTTACGGCATCAGTAAACGAAACTTCCTTAGTATTCAAAACAGGAGCATCTGAAGCGGCGGCAGAGAAAGCTCGCATAACTAGTG